ATTTGGATATTGATTGGGATCAAGATGTAGATATTGATGATCTTGTTATAATTAGAGCACACGAAGTTTTAGATGTAACATCTTTTACTGATGGTTATAATGATGAATTTCTTAAAAAATATCTAGTGTCTCTTTTCAAAAAGCAATGGGGTCAAAATTTAATGAAGTTTGAAGGAATCCAAATGCCTGGAGGAGTAACTTTAAACGGAAGACAACTCTACGATGATGCACGGGAGGAACTGACACAACTTACTGAGGAATTATATACAAGATATTCAGGTCCAGATCAATTTATCGTAGGGTAATTTATGGCTACAAATCCACACTTCCAGCACTTTGATGCTACAAATGAACAGTATCTTGTTCAAGACTTAATTATCGAGTCTATCAAGATTTATGGTCATGATGTTTATTATATGCCAAGAACTTTAGTGAATGAAGATACTCTTTATTCCGAAGATACTATTTCTGCATTTAATGATGCTTATGTTGTTGAAATGTATATTAAGAATGTAGATGGCTTTGAAGGCGAGGGTGATTTTATGAGTAGGTTTGGTCTAGAGATTCGTGACCAAATTACATTTTCAGTTGCCCAAAGAACATTTAAAAATCTTCTGTTGGATTCGACTTATGATCGCCCAAAAGAAGGTGATATCATTTATTTCCCCCTTACAAAGAAAGTATTTGAGATTCGGTTTGTTGAACATGAATCTGTTTTTTATCAAACGGGTGCTCTTCAAACTTATGATCTTGTTTGCGAACTCTTTCAGTATGAGGATCAGGCTATTGATACAGGAATTGAAGATATTGACAAGATTGAACGAGAAGAGTCTTATTCAATTGATGTTGTTTTGGATTCTGGAACAGGAACGTATACCACTGGAGAAACAGTCTATCAAGGAACTAATTTGGCTAGTGCAAATACAACCGCAGAAGTTGTCAGTTGGACTTTATCTTCTAAGACTCTGAGAGTAATGAATCTTGTTGGAACATTTAATACAACTTATAATGTGATTGGTGGTTCAAGTTCTGCTTCTTATTCATTTACTAGTACGGATTATCAACAAGACAAACAAGATACAACTTCTGATTCGTATAAACTTGAAATTGAAGCAGATGCAGTTCTCGATTTTACTGAATCTAATCCATTTTCGGAAGGTAATATCTAATGCTTGGAACATATTTTTATCATAAGACAATCCGAAAGATGGTAGTTCTTTTTGGAACTATTTTTAATGATATTTGGGTTAAGAGAACAAATAGCAGTGATGTAGTAGTTGAACAGATGAAAGTTCCTGTGTCGTATGGGTCCAAAGGAAAGTTTCTTACTCGGCTGAAACAAGACCCAACTCTAACAAAGCAAACCGCTATTACTACACCAAGAATAGGGTTTGAAATTACAGCAGTAACTTATGACCCTGTAAGAAAACTCAATACTCTTGGTACAAATTTAAAAAAAGGAACTAATTCAGGAACATTAAAAAAACAGTATAATCCAGTTCCTTATAATTTTGATGTTGGGTGTTATATATTGGTGAGAAATCAAGATGATGGAACACAGATATTAGAACAAATCTTACCTCATTTTACTCCGGAGTTTACCGTTACTCTGAATACTATTGCGGATATGGGAATTAAAACGGATGTTCCTGTTATTTTGAATTCCGCATCAGTTGAAGATCAATATGATGGAGATTTTACAACTCGTAGAGCCATAGTGTGGTCATTAGCTTTTATGATGAAAGGCTTTATATATCCAGACATTAAGGACAATAGTGCAGTTATTAAAGAGGTTGTTACAGACTTACATCTCGCAGGAGGCGGACAGGCAGTCGGAGAAGCGATTAGAATACTTTTGGAAGATTCTACATTACAAAGTTCTTATTATGTTCTTCTTGACAATGATCCGAATGAAACATCTTCAGTTGTCAAGTTTATTACGGAAGATTCGTCAGATGGTGCATCGACTGGAGTGGTTAGTAGACTTACTTCATCATCCGATGGACGGAGTGTTGATGATATTTCAGAAGATTTCGGGTTTACTACGGACATTGAGAACTTTGATTTCCCGCGAGAATGGAATTCGGGTACTAATGCTTGGGAGTCTTTGTAGTATTTTTTATACTTCAAGTTTTGCATATGAAGGTTCGTATTATCCTTATAAAACTATTAATATAGTGAATTTTGTCAATTCCTGCACGATGCAAATGAGCAAAAATAAAGAATTGGATACACATGAAATATTTGAAATTTGTTCTTGTGTATGTGATAAAATTAGAATAAATTGGACGGAACAGCAATATTTGGAAATGTTTGTTGGATCGTGGCAGGAAAGAAATAAAGAGGCTCATTTGGCATTAACTTGGTATGCAAGAGATTGTACTGAACCATACATAAAGAAAAATGATGAAGACAGTAGATGAAAAATTGAATGATGCTTTGGAACTTTCTGGTGAGATTATGATAGCAGGAAATAATCTTCCAGAAAGAGTTCAGGTTGAAAATCAAACGGATGAAGAAAACTTAAATACAGACCTTAGATATACAAGAGAAAATCTTTATAATCTTATTGAAAGAGGTACGGATGCAATAGAGGAATTAATTCAAGTTGCTAAAGAATCAGAGCATCCAAGAGCATATGAAGTTGTTGGACAGTTGTTGAAGACGGTAGGAGAGACTAATGGAAAACTTCTTGAAATACATAAAATGAAAAAAGATATAACAAGAGAAGAACAAGAAGTTTCCATTAGATCACAAAATGTTACAAATGCTCTCTTTGTAGGAAGTACGGCAGAATTACAAAAACTACTTAATAATAGGGAAACATGACAGAGAAAATTTTGAAACAAACTAAAAGTGAAGAAGAGTTGAGAAAACGAATGCAACTTGGTTTGGGTGAAAGCGCTGTAAAACCTCAAAAATTGGGATATGGTGAGCAGGAATTAAGACAACGAATGCAATCTGAATTAATCGAAAACTCTGAAGAGCCATTAAAAATAGAATCCCTTACAATAGGAACAAGTAGTGAACGGGCTTTGAGGAAGCGAATGCAAGGAGAATTGGAAGCCCCACCAAATTTAATTGAAACTGCTATTAAACCCCAAAAAATAGAAGATTTTACTGGTGGAACACAAAGTGAGCAAGATCTAAGAAGGAGAATGCAGCTTGAACTTCGTGAGCCTCCCAATTTAATCGAAAATGCTGCTACTTTTATTTCACGGCAGGACCCTCCAAAAGAAGTAGATACTAAAGAAAAAACGGATATTGAACGCCGGGTTGAAAAAATTGATAGTGAATTAAATCGGTTTAGAATGATGGGTTGGGGTGAATATATTGGAAGTGGTGGAGGACTTGACCCAAATAAAATCTCTGAGCATCTTATTCCCACTACTGCAAATACTTATGATTTAGGTTCCACTGATAGGCCGTGGAGAGATATTCATCTTAGTGGTGCTACTCTTGTTATTGGTGGAACCGAATTAGCAGCCGGAGAACTTACTGTTCTTGATAATATAACTGCAGGAACTGTTTCAGCAAGTAAAGCAGTTATTGTTGATTCTAGTAAAGATATTACAGGATTCAGAAATGTAAATGCAGTATCTTATTCTATTAATGGAACCGCAATTGCATCAACTGCTGCAGAACTTAATATTCTTGATGGGGTAACATCGACTGCTGCCGAATTGAATATTCTTGATGGAGTAACTTCTACTACGGCTGAACTTAATATTGTGGATGGAGTAACTTCTACTACGGCCGAATTGAATATTCTTGATGGGGTAACTTCCACTACGGCTGAACTTAATATTGTGGATGGTGTAACTGCAACTACTGCCGAATTGAATATTCTTGATGTTTCTACCGCAAGTGGTGCCAGTACATCTACATTTCTAAGAGGTGATGGTTCATGGCAGGCAATTACAGGACAAGGACACACTATTCAAAATGCAGGATCAAATCTTTCTTCAAGAACTGGATTAAATTTTGATGGGACCTATCTTATAGGAACTGATGATTCTGGAAGTAATCAAACGGATGTCACACTTCATTCAACTTTACAGGGGTTAGCATCTGTTACTTCAACTGCTGCAGAACTTAATATCATGGATGGTGTAACTTCTACTACGGCAGAACTCAATATTCTTGATGGAGTAACATCAACTGCTTCAGAACTCAATATTAATGATGGAGCAACTTTAACTACTGATGAAATCAATTTACTTGATATTTCTACTGCAGCTAATGCTAGTACAACTACTTTTCTTAGGGGCGATGGATCATGGCAATCGCCGACTGGTGGAGGAGCATCCCTTGCATTTAAAACATTTTCGGTTTCTGGGCAAAGTAATGTTGTTGCAGATGATACTGCAGATACACTTACTTTTATTGCATCGGGGGATACAACTATAACAACAAATGCTGGAAACGATAGTATAACAATAGATACAACAGTTACTACAGTAGATGGGGGAAACTTTTGAAACCTATAAATATCAGTATAAATATATTTTTTGAATTAGGAGAGATAAAAAATGGCTGTAATTAAGATAAAACGATCAACAGGCGGTGATGTTCCCGGCAGTCTTTCTGCAGGGGAACTTGCGGTAACTTATGGTTCGTCTGGTACTGGACCTAAACGACTTTTTGTAGGAAATGCAGCCGGAAATGGTCTTGTTGTAATAGGTGGTGAACTTTTTGCAGATATGCTTGACCACACTGCCGGAACATTAACAGCAAGTTCCGCTCTTCTCGCAGATAGTAATAGTGCATTAAGTTCGGTTATAGTTGGTAATCATGCAACCGCCGCTGGTACTCTTGTTTTTCAGGAAGGCACTAATAATGGAACCGCAAAAATTACCCTTGCTGGTGTCGCAGATGTAGGCGCTTCCAATAGAACACTGACTTTACCCAACGCAACTGATACTTTAGTCGGTAAAGCAACCACTGATACTCTTACCAATAAGACACTTACAAGTGCTACATTAAACACACCAACGATTACAGGGGATACAACCTTTAGTGATGGGGCGTATGATTTCGATATTGCTTCACATGATACATCTAATGGATTAAAATTAGGTGGAACATTAGTTACTGCTACTGCAGCAGAACTTAATATTATGGATGGAGTAACAGCAACGGCTGCTGAATTGAATATAATGGATGGTGTAACTTCAACTGCGGCTGAACTTAATAAACTTGATGGTGTAACAGCAACGGTTGCTGAATTGAATTACCTTGATATTACTACTCTAGGAACTTCTGAGGCATCTAAAGCAGTAACAGTAGATTCAGATGGTGATTTGATTATTCCAGATAGTGATAAGTTTGAATTTGGTACTGGAAGTGATATGACTTTATATCATGATGCTACAAATTCTTATATTACCAATAAAACAGGTGCATTAAAAATTGCCGATACGGTTTCTGGAATAGCAGTATCAATAGGGCACACTACATCTGAAACAACTATCAATGATAATTTGACGGTTACTGGAACACTAACAGGAACATTA